CACCGGCGGCGTGACCCCGGAGGACTGCTATCTGGAGATGCTGGAGAAGTACGGTGCCAAGGTAGATTATCTGGAAGTCCCGGCGGGTGCTCTGGACATCCTCCGCGGCTGTTACCGCATCGTCCATGTGGTGGAGATCCTGGACAACAACCGCTGCACGGTCAAGTGCACACAGGGTTCCAGCACCTTCACCACCGGCGAAATGAAAGCACTGATCGACGGGATCTTTGACCGCCTCGCTGAGATGGGCGTCAATGATCCCGTGGTAACTGCTTATTGGCAGGAATGGAGTGAACCATGAAACGCAAACGCTTTGAAAAGCTGATGATCTCGCAGCATAAATCACAGGCTCGCGATATCCGGCAGTCTATCCGTGCCATCATCGAACTGCGCCACTACTCTGAGGGACACAAGGGCATCCTGATGGTCTACAACGAAAAAGCCGAGTGCTTCGCAGAGGCCAAGCTGTACCCTTACGGCGAAATGTATGCCCGGATCCAGAGAGGTCAGGGCGCTATTGGAAAGGAGCCTTGACAGATGACCAAGAAAATGACCCGCAAGCGCTTTTACAAGCTGCTGATGGCTCACGGAGCCAACCGGAACACCGCACGAGACTTGGCGGAGTGTGTCAAACTCGCCCGGCGGGCTTACTTTATCGATGGCTTCACCGTTGAATTTGTCAACGGACAGAAGTATCACGTTGGGAACGTGCACTCTTACCGCGGGGCATACGAGAACACGCAAAAGGATGGGGTGCCGCTTGTCTAAAAGCATCATTCAGGCAGAGCGGGAGTGCTATATCTGCCGCCGCTGGTATGCGGTAAAAACCACGCGCGGGCTGGAGGAGCACCACATCCTCAATGGGCCGCTGCGCAGCTTCTCTGAGCGGCACGGTCTCAAGGTCTGGCTGTGCCACCAGCACCACAACGAGCCGGGCATGAGCCCGCACCACAACGCCGCCTGCGCCCAGACCCTGAAAGCCGTTGCGCAGGCAAAATATGAGGAGAAGAACGGCCCCGGCGCACACGCTGCATGGATGGCCGCCGTTGGAAAGGACTATATCAATGCTTAATGTTACCGCTATCATGGGCCGCCTTGTGGCGGATCCTGAGCTCCGCACCACCCCGGCGGGCGTGAATGTCTGCCGTTTCCGCATTGCCTGTGACCGCAATTTTGCAAAGCCCGGCGAGCAGCGTCAGGCCGATTTTGTGGATATCGTGGCATGGCGGCAGCAGGCGGATTTTGTGTGCCGCTACTTCCAGAAGGGCAGTCTGGTCGCCATCAATGGCCGTCTCCAGACCAACAACTATCAGGACAAGAACGGCAACAACCGTACATCCGTTGCCGTGGTGGCGGACAACATCAACTTTGCGGGCTCCAAGGGCACCAGCAAGCCGGTGGACGAGGGCGGCGAGGCTGCCCCGCGCTCTGATGCCTGGCCGAAAGCAGACCCGCCTGCAAACTACGGCGGCGTGGACGATTTTGCAGTGATTGATGACAGTGACGATCTCCCGTTTTGATTCAGGAGGACAAGCAGGATGAGAAAAGACGGATATGTTGTGGTGCAGCCGTGGATGGTCACAGACTACAACCTCAACGGCAACAAACTCTTGATTTATGCCCTGATCTGGGGTTTTTCACAGGACGAACAGTCTTGCTTTTATGGCTCTGTCAGCTACATTGTGGAGTATTTCAAGCTGAGCAAGCGGGCCGTGCTGAACCTGCTGGCTGAACTGGAAAAGGACGGCCTAATCCGCAAGTGGACTGAGCCGGTAAACGGCAGGCCCACAAACAGGTATGCAGCGCTTCGCCCGGCGGCGTGCGCTTCTGCGTCTGATGGGTGCAAAAAATGCACCGGTGAAGAAAATGCACCGGTGAACAATGTGCACTCTGATGGGTGCAAAAAGTGCACCTCTACCGGTGCAGAATGTGCACCCAAGAAAGAAAATAATAATAAAAGCGAGAATAAAGGGCCGTCCGCAACTCGTTTTTCACCACCTACGGTGGAGCAGGTCAGAGCGTATTTCCGGGAGCGTGGTGTCCCGCCCGCTGATGCCCAGACTGAGGCTGACAAGTTCGTTGACCGGTACGAGGCTAACGGGTGGATCGTGGGCAAAACCAAGATGAAGGACTGGAAAGCGGCAGCGCGTAACTGGCTGAGGAACCGGAAAGAGTGGGGCCAGCCCGCTGCACAGCCTGCAACCCCGTATGGCGGGCGTACATGGGAGGATCTGTGATGGACGTGCAAAGCGTATTGATAGGCGCGCTGCTGATGGACGATCAGCTGGCACCGTATTCCCTGCCGGAGTTGAGCATTGAACATTTCCGGCCTGAACTGCAGCCCACCTTTGCAGCCGTGCAAGGGTTCTGGATCACAAAGGGCCTGCTGGATATCATGCAGATCGCGGCAAAATACCCAGACCAAAAGCAAAACCTGCTGTCCTGCGTGGCCTCCTGTGAGAGTGAGTGCATCCGGCTGACCCGTGACCGCGTGGAAGAGTGGACGCGGATCATCATGGAGGATGCCGCAAAGGCCCGTTTCCAGAGCCTTGCCTTTAGGGCTGTGGATGCTGCAACCGCCTTTGATGATCTGCCGGATCTTTACCAGCAGATGGGGCAGGCGCTGGATATCCACACTGAAAAGAACGATTTTCAGAGCGTGGGTGATTTGCTGGATGATTATATCCGGCATTTGGACGAGAAACCCAAGTACATCCGCACCGGCCTGTCCAAGCTGGACGAAAACCTGCACCTCGTGCCCGGCAACTATTTCGTGATCGGCGGCAGACCAAGCGCAGGCAAAACTGCTCTGAGCCTCCAGCTTGCTGCTGGCATGGCCAAGCAGGGCAAGCGTGTGTGTTATTTCTCGCTGGAAACAGACCCGGCCACATTGCAGGCCCGTCTGATTGCCAACCAGCTGTATGCTCCTCTCTCGGCGGTCAAAAATAAAACGCTGTCCATGAACGAACTTGACCGGCTGGCCGATATGAAGCGCTGGCCGCTGTTCATCCGTTCCGCAGCTGGCAAGGGTGTGGCGTGGATCAAGGCGCAGGCCCTCCGCATGAAAGCAGATATCATTTTCGTGGACTATTTGCAGCTGATCCATGAGCGCGGCAGCAGCGACCGATACAACGCCATCACAGAGATCTCCATTGCGCTGCATGAACTGGCCCAGACAACCGGCATCCTCGTTGTGGCTCTGGCCCAGCTGAACCGTAACGCTGCACGGGCTGAACCGTCCAACGCAGATCTGCGTGAATCCGGCCAGATCGAGCAGGACGCGGATGCCATTTTGCTGTTGTCCGCTGATGGTGACACCTATTTCAGCCGCCTGACCAAAAACAAAGAGGGCCGCGTAGGCAATGCCGGGCTGGAATTTGACAAGATGACGCAGCACTTTACTTGTGTGACCGCAAATTAACAAAAGGCTGCCCGGCGGGGTGGTAAACAGGAGGCAAGCAAAAATGGATTGTAGTTCTTGCAAGGCACGCCATAACTGTATGGCGGTGGTGGAGCCCGGCTCTATTGCGTGTATGGCTCACCTGCTGCAAGCGGGTGGAACAAAGGCAGATGGAAACCCGTACCAGACACGCGGGGTGCCTAAATTCTGCCCGAATTGTGGCAAGCTGCTGAAAGTCATTGGCGCCGAGCGTTTTTGCAACAACGTCCAGTGCGAAAACAGGTATGTTTCTATGGGGTGAGCGGGCTATGGATGGAAACATAAGTGTTTGCTACAACATGGACTGCATGGAGGGTATGGCGAAAATCCCTGACGGGCATTTTGATCTTGCTGTTGTAGATCCTCCATACTTTTCCGGCCCAGAGCGCCGCGGGTATTATGGCTGCAAGTCAAGCAAGATCGGCGTTCATCGTGTTGACTACCCTGTGACGGAATCGTGGTCGGCTCCGGGCAAGGCTTATTTTGACGAACTGCGCCGGGTAGCTGCGCACTATATCGTCTGGGGCTGCAATTATTTCGACTACGAGTTTGCACCCGGTAGGATCGTGTGGGATAAATGCAACCAGAGCACAAGTTTCTCGGATTGTGAGCTTGCTGCAACAGATCTGTTTGACAGCGTGCGTCTGTTCCGGTTCATGTGGAACGGTATGCTACAGGGAAAGAGCATTTCAGAGGGGTACATCATGCAGGGAAATAAGGCTCTGAACGAGAAGAGAATCCACCCGACACAAAAGCCCGTTGCCCTGTATGACTGGATTTTTCAGCGGTACGCCAAACAGGGATGGAAAGTGCTTGACACACACCTCGGCAGCGGTAGTAGCAGGATTGCAGCCTACAATGCCGGGTTGTCCTTTGTAGGGTTTGAGCTCTGCAAAGAGTATTTCGACCGGCAAGAGGAACGCTTTAGCGCATACACCTCGCAGCTGGATATGTTTCACCTGATGGACAACCTTATGGGGGAATAAAGGGAGGATGCAGTCCGATGACCTATGAAGAAAAAAAGGAATGGTTACGGCGGTACCGCAAGGCCGCAAAGCTGGAAAAAATCAAGTTGGAAGAGGTAGAGCGGTACCGTACAGACGCGGAGCATATCACGCAGATGCTCTCCCCTGTTCCCGGCGGCGCTGGTGACGGTCAGGCGCTGCCCCGCTCTGTGGAACGCATTACGGACGCTATGCAAGCAGCCAACGCGCAGGTGATGGAGTGCCAGAGAATCTGCAAGGAGATCCTGAGCGTCATGAACCAGACCGTGGACATACAGGATTATGAAATCCTGTACCTGCGGTACATCGGTGGCAAGAAGTGGGAGCAGATCGCCGTCAAGATGGGCATGGAAGTAAGCAGCGTATACAGACGGCACAAGAGAGCCGTCAAGGCGCTGGACGTTCCAGAACGCCAGTAAATACCATATTTTGGGGGCACTTTGCAATACAATACCATGTTTTGAGGGCAACTTGCACTGTTTTTCAATGTTTTGCCTGTGATATTATTAGACTGCGAAAGCCGCAAGGAGCTGGACAACATCCAACACCCTGCGGCTTTTGCATTGCCCGGCTGCGACAGGGGAACACCTTACCGACCAACAGCCTGAATGTACCAGCCGGGCATTTTGCTTTGCTATCCAGCGGCACCGTCCGGGCCTGTACCCGGCGGGGCCTTTGAATAGACGCGGGTTCTGGACATCATCCCACAATGTGCATGGCAGCATAGCCAAGCGGTTTCCCTTCCATTCTGACCAGCAAGCTGCCGTTGCGGGCAGCTGTGCACATTCCATGCCGTTGTAGCTCAAGCAGAGCACCGTCCGGTCAGGGCGGGTCACGATGCCGGTTCAAGTCCGGCCAACGGCTCCATATTTACCACCCCCGGCCTCGTTTGTACCCCGGGGTCATTTTGTACCCTGCCCCCTCCGCAAAGCACCCCCGCCCATGCAAAGGCCCCGGTGGTGTTTACCGGGGGGCGGAGATCTGCCTGCCATGTGCAGGCTTTTTGTCTGTCAGGAGGTGAACCGCATGGGCAACCCGCGCTATGCCAACGGACAGCTGCGACGGCGTCACCGGGCCCGGCTCCGGGCGATGGGCGGCGAATGCGGCATCTGTCACGGACGTTTCGGTCCGATCCATTACGATGAGCCTTCCGACGCGCAGCACCCGCTGTCCTTCGTGGTGGACGAGATCAAGCCCGTTTCCCGCTGGCGGGAGTTCGGCTACCCGTCCGCGCGGGCAGCAGCGGAAGATTGGAATAACCTCCAACCCGCACACTGGTTCTGCAACGCGCAAAAGGGCAACAAAACCGGTCAAAACGGCCCAAAATCGGGCAAATTCCTGCGCGTTCCGAAGGTTTCTGACGGTGACTGGTGAGGGGTGGGGAGGGGCCCCCTCCCACGCCCACGGCGCACCCTGTGCCGTCCAGCGCCGATTTACACACAGGAAAATTCTGAAAGGGGTGTCAGGCCATGGCGACCATGAAAAGCATCACGGCACGGGGCACCCGGCTGGAGCAGCTCAAACAGCTGGCCAAGGTGCTGGCGGCGGGCATCGACACCTGCAAGGACTGCCGCGCCCTGCCTCAGCTGACCAAGCAGTACCGGGAGACCATCCGGGAAATTGAAGAGATCGAAGGAGCAAACGACGATGGCGACGAGATCGGCGAGATCCTCGCAGAGCGTGAAAATGATGGGAAGCCAGGAGCCGTCCGAACGCATCGCGCCGGAGTACCGGGCCACTGACGGACCGGATGCCGTGCGCATCCTGCGGGCGGGCGGCACCGTGCTGGACCCGTGGCAGAGCGACATCCTGGACGACTGGATGGGCCGCACCGTGTCCGGCAAATGGACAGCCCCCACGGCAGGAGGCAGCGTGCCCCGCCAGAACGGCAAGAGCCTGCTGGTGCAGGGGCGGGCGGCGTCCGGCATGCTCATGTTCAACGAAACGGTCATCTACACGGCCCACCTGCAAAAGACCGCCACCGAGACCTTTGAGGAAATGCGGGCCTTTTTTGAGGGGCCGAAAATGCGCCGGTATGTTTCCGAGATCCGCACCGCCCTGGGCCGCGAACAGATCATCCTGAAGAGCGGCGCAAAGATCAAGTTTCTGGCCCGCACCCGCAACGGCGGACGCGGCCAGCACGGCGACCTGCTCATCTTCGACGAGGCGCAGGAGCTGGACGAGACCGCACAGGGCAGCTTCATCCCGGCCATTTCGGCCAGCCTGAACCCCCAGACCATCTACGTCGGCACCCCGCCCGGCCCGGATGCCGTGGGCACCGTGTTCCGGGCCCTGCGCAAGCGGGCACTGGAGGGCGAAGCCAAAAAGGCCGCGTGGTTCGAGTTCAGCGTGCCGGAGATCGGCGACGTGAAGGACCCCGCCCGCTGGGCAGCGGCCAACCCGGCACTGGGGCGGCGCATCCAGTACGGCACCATTGAGGGCGAAAGCGAACAGCTGGACCCGGACACCTTCGCCCGGGAACGCCTGGGCTGGTGGAGCCCGGTGGCCACCGAACATCTGGACTATGCCCTCGACCGCAAGGCGTGGGCAGCCTGCGCCAGCGAGGACGAAAAGCCGGAGGGCAAGACCGCCTACGGCGTCAAGTTTGCCGCCGACGGCAGTTCCGTGTGTCTGTGCGGCGCGGTCATCCCGAAGGAGGGGCCCGCCCGCGTTTCTCTCATCGACCTGCGGCCCACCGGGCAGGGCCTTGCATGGCTGGCCGACTGGCTGTGTGACCGGTACGGCAGGGCAAGCTGCGTGGTCATCGACGGGCGCAACGGCGTGGACGTGCTGGTGGAGCGCATCCGGGAAGTCTGGAAGGCAAAGAACGCGGTCGTCCGGCCCGGAGCACGGGACGTGATCGCCGCCGTGAGCCTGTTCACCAACGCGGTGAGCGAGGGCGGCCTGACCTGGTACGCACCCCAGACCGCCCTGAATGAGAGCGCTGTCACCGCAACCAAGCGCCCCCTTGCGGGCGGCTTTGGCTTTGGCGGCGAGAACAGCCTGCCGGTGGAAGCCTGCGCGCTGGCTCTGTGGGGCGCAAAGACCTGCCGCCGCGACCCTACCCGCAAGATGCGCATCGGCTGAAAGGAGCACCATGTTCGTCACCCTGAATTTTGGCCCGGTGGAGGGCCTGAGCGCGGAAGAACTGCAGCAGCTGCAGGATCTGGCCGACGCCTACAACTACCACCAGAGCCGCAACCGCCTGAAAGATAAATATTACGAGGGCCACGTCACCCTGCAGGACGTGAACCTTGGCATTGCCCTGCCGCAGGGCCTGCGCAACCTGGAAGTGGGCTGCAGCTGGGGCCAGAAGGCCGTGGACGTGCTGGCAGCGCGGAGCATGTTCGACGGCTTCGTGGGCACCGGCGGCAGTCTGGACAGCCTTGCAAAGCTGGTGGCCGACAACCGCCTTGTGGCACAGTACGCCAAGGCCTGCCGGGACGAGCTGAAATACGGCTGCACCTTTGCCACCCTGTCCGGGGACAACGCCATCGGCTGCAGCATCCGGTTCCACTCGCCTGCCACGGCAGCCGCCCTCTGGAGCGGCGAGAAGGGCCGCATCGACTGCGGCCTTGCCATCGTGGACACCGTGAAGGATGAGCACTTCGAGGGCACATGGCGGCCTTCCGTGGTCAACTTCTACACAGATGACACGGTCATTGTGCTGCATTCCAATGGCAGCTTCTGGACGGCGCAGCGCTACGCCCACAAGATGGGCCGTCCACTGATGGAACCGCTGATTTGGAACGCCACCAACTCCAAGCCCTTCGGCCGTTCCCGGCTCAAAAAGCCCATCCGCGCTCTGATCGACGATTACATCCGCACGGCAGCCAACGCCACCATCGCACTGGAATTTGCCACCACGCCCCAGAAGTACATCCTCGGCGTGACCGATGAGCAGTATGACGCCATCATTTCCAACAAATTCAAGACCTACATGGGAGCCATCATCGCCGCCACGGCCAACCCGGAGACCGGCGAGAACCCGACCCTGGGCCAGCTGGCACAGGGCGGCCTGACGCCTCATGTGGAGAAGATGCGGATGACCGCCACCCAGTTTGCGGCGGCCACCGGCCTGACCGTGACCGACGTGGGCGTTGTGAACGACGCCAACCCCACCAGCAGCGACGCCATTCTTGCCCAGAGCCAGACGCTGGTGCTTCTGGCCCAGCAGCTGAACACCGGCAACGGCGACGCGCTGCGCACCATTGCCTGCATGGCACAGGCCGTGGCACGGGACTGCCGCCTGGCCGACCTGACCGAGGAAGAGACCGGCATCATGGCCCACTTCAAGAACCCCGCCATGCCCAGCGTGGCCGTCACTGCCGACGCCGCCATCAAGATCGCATCTGCCCGGCAGGAGTTCGCCGGCACGGACACCTTCCTGGAGATGATCGGCTTTGACCAGGCGGACATCCGGCGTATCAAGGCGCAGGAGCAGCGGGCGCGGGGTGCACAGGTGTTGATGGAGATGGAAGATGAAACTGACACAAGCGGCGTGGGATGATTACATTTCCCGGCTCTCCCGGCTGAACCAGAAGGCCGGACAGCTCATGCGGGAGTACATGGACGAGCACCCGGAAGCCGACACCGACGCCCTCATCCGCTACGCCTACGCCTTTGTGACCAAGTACGGCGAGGGCAGCGCAGAGCTGGCCTGCCAGATGTACGACGCCCTGGCCGAGGCTCAGGGGGTCACCCTGCCCGCCGCAGAACCGGCTCCCACCGCCACCTACGGCGAGGTGACCGGCATGGTCAAGGCCACGCAGGACAGCCCGCGCAGCCTGCAGAGCGGCGTTTCCCGCATGGTCAAGCAGGCCGGTGCCGACACCACCACCCGCAATGCCATCCGGGACGGTGCGGAGTGGGCGTGGGTGCCCCATGGCGACGCCTGCCCGTTCTGCCGGATGCTGGCCTCCAACGGCTGGCAGCGGGCCAGCAAGAACCTGCTGAAGAAGGGCCACGCCCAGCACATCCACGCCAACTGTGACTGTGAGTTTGCGGTGCGGTTCAGCCGGGAGTTTGACGTCTCCGGCTACGACCCGGAAGAATACCTCCGGCAGTACCGGGAGGCGGGCAGCGATATCAACAACTGGCGGCGGATTGATTATGCGGCCAACCGGGAGCGCATCAATGCCCAGAAACGGGCGGCGTATGCGTCTCAGGCGTACCGAAAAGACAGAGGCGCAGTCAGCGAGATATCTCTGATTCGGCGTTCGGAGGAAGTCAAGCTCTCTGTAAGACAGGTTGAATCTTACAAAACGCCGGTTTATGTTTCAGACCAGGCAACAATAAAGCCGAAAGCTCTCCATAGAATCAATCAAAATACCGAAAAAGCGCTTTCCGACTGGGGTGTCAGCCTTGACCGGAAGCCCAAAATCATCGTTGTCGGCGATAACGAGCTGCGCGGCGCAGTCGGTATTTACGACCCGTGCGAGAACGTTGTTTATTATGCGGAAAGCGTTGGCAAAAAGACTGTTCAAGACGTTTCTGGTGGTTTCGGAGTAATCGAAGCTCACGAAATGTGGCACATGAAACAGGCCGAGGACTTCCGGCAGTCCGGCTGGGTTATCACCCGTGAAAACCGTGCAGAATATCTTGATGCCCTGTGCAAAAAGTGCAAAGGACGCATTGACAAACTGGGTATCACGCGCGATAATGTAAGAGAGTTAAGCCAATACGCAGCTGATATGTATTTAGGCGAACGTTTTGACGAAGTCGAAGCAGAATTCATGTCATTAAGGAGGCGAAAATAATGGTCATTCTGAAATACCCGGCGGATATTCAAAAATTGATTGATATTTTCGACCCCTACCGTGAAGCCATTTCGTCCAAACAATTTGACCAGATTCCACCTGAAGCGGTGGACGCATTCAACAAGTTCAAACAGTGGTCTTGGGAACAAGACCAGTAATCCAACCACGATGCACCCGCACCGTGGTTTTTTGTTGCCCATTTTCAAGCACTGTGCAAAATTTGCCCAGTGCTTTTTTCATGCCGTCTTAGCTCATTCGGGAAGAGCGCCGGTCTCCAAAACCGGAAGCGGGAGGTTCGATGCCTCCAGACGGCACCACGCAGAGGGCGGTGCGTACCCCGCCCAAGACCGAATACTGACAGCGAACAGTGTAAAAAACTGTGGTCACACAACCTGAAAGGAGTTTCCACCATGAAACGCGAAGATGTGAAGAACAAGATCCCCGGCATTACCGACGAGCAGCTGAACTGGCTCATGCAGGAGAACGGCGCTGACATCAACCGGGAGAAGTCTGCCGCCACCGCCCTGCAGACCCAGCTGAACAACGTGAATGCCCAGCTCAAGACCGCGCAGGACGGCCTTGCCGCCTTTGACGGCAAGAAGAAGCCGGAAGAGTACGAGGCCGAGCTGGCCAAGCTGCAGGCCGACCTGAAGGCACAGGCCGATGGCTTTGCCTTCGACAACGCCCTCGACACTGCCATCCTCGGCAAGAAGGGCCGTAGCATCAAGGCCGTGCGTGCCCTGCTGGACGTGGACAGCCTGAAAGGTTCCGCCGACCGCACTGCCGACATCGCCAAGGCGCTGGACGAAGCTGCCAAGGCGAACCCCTGGGCCTTTGGCGAGGACACCCCGACGCCCGCACCCGCGCCCGGTTATCCTGTCCTGCCCGGCGGCGGTGAACCGCGGCACCTGCCCAGCGAGAAGGACGGTGTCACCGCCGCATTCATGGACCGCAACCCCGGTTTGAAAATCTGACAGCCGTGCAGCAGCACGGAGAAAGTGAGTAATTTTTATGGCACATGCAAATCAGGAACGTTGGGCCACTCTGGTGGACGCAAAGCTGCGCAACCAGCTGGTGACCCGTGATAACCTCATCTTCAACAGCCGCTACGAGGGCGACCCCACCTCCGGCAAGGTCAAGATCCCGGTCCGTGACACCGAGGTGGCCGTCAAGGAATACGACAAGGCCAACGGCATCGCTGCCGAGGCGGGCACCACCACCTATCTGGACCTGAACATCGACCACGACGAGGCCGTGAACGAGCTGATCGACGGCTACGACGCCGACAGCGTGCCGGATGACATCGTGGCCGACCGTCTGGACAGCGCCGGTTACTCTCTGGCCCTGTCCATCGACAAGAAGTCCATTGCCGCGCTGGAAGGCGCGACCGGTGCCACCATCAGCGCCACCAAGACCGCCGCCACCGAGAGCAACGCCTATAAGCTGGCGCTGGAGGCCAAGCGCGTGCTGGGCCGCAAGGGCGTGCCCGCCGAGGGCCGTTTCCTCATCGCATCCCCGGAGTATCTGGAGGTGCTGATGCTGGACGAGCACTATATCAAGCAGGGCGACCTGTCGCAGGAGCTGGTGCAGCAGGGTGTTGTGGGTCGCATTGCGGGCTTCAATGTGTTTGAATCCAACAACATGGATTACGAGAGCACCACCCGCGTGACCAGCAAAAAGACCACCACCGAGTTCATTGCCGGTCACCCCAACTGGTGCCACCGCGTGATGGAGTGGCAGGTAGCCATCCATCTGCAGGACCTGTCCGGCTCCGGCAAGTACATCGGCGCATCCGCTGTGCAGGGCCGCAAGGTGTACGGCCTGAAGGTCTCCAAGCCCCAGACCCTGTACATCAAGCGCACCGAAGTGTAACGGGGTGCCTCATGACCTATGCCGAAGTGTTAGATGTGGAAGCCGGGTTCCGTGCCCTCTCCAAGGACGAACAGGAGCGCTGCAGCGCTCTGCTGAGCGAGGCGGCGGTCATCATCGACGCCTACAACCCGGACGCCGGAGAGGACGCAAAGCGGCTCGTTTCCTGCCGGATGGTGCGCCGCCAGCTGGGCGAGAGCGACAGCGAGGGCGGCGTCAGCTTTCCCGTGGGTTCCACCCAGGGCACTGCCACGGCGCTGGGCTACTCCCAGAGCTGGACCATGAGCGGCGGCTCTTCGGGTGAGCTGTATCTGTCCAAGCTGGAAAAGAAACTGCTGGGCGTGGGCAGCCGTCTGGGGGCCCGCAGCCCGCTGGAGGACTTATGTTGAAAGGCATCGACGTCACCCTGTACGAAAAGACCCAGACCGGCACCGACGAAGCCGACGCCCCGGTCTACGCCGAAACGCCGGTCACCGTGCACAACGTGCTGGTGGGCGAGCCTTCCGCCGAGGAGATCACCACCGAGCTGCAGCTGACCGGGCGGCGGCTGGCCTACACGCTGGCCATCCCCAAGGGCGACGCCCACGACTGGAACGACGTGCAGGTGGAGTTCTTTGGCCAGCGCTTCCGCACCTGCGGTGGCGTTGTGCAGGGCATCGAACGCATGATCCCCCTGTGCTGGAACAAGAAAGTGCAGGTGGTGCGCTACGAGTAAAGTCCGTTTCGAGCTGAACAGCGCCGGCGTTCGTGCTCTGATGCGTTCTCCGGAAATGCAGGCCGTGCTCAAAGCCCGTGCGGACACCGTGAAGAACCGCTGCGGCGACGGGTATGAGGCCTATGTGGCCCAGACCCGTGCAGTCGCTGTGGTGGAGACTGTTTCTCAGAAGGCCTACAATGATAACTCTGCCAACAACACCCTGCTGAAAGCTGTCTCTTCGAGCCGCAGCGGCACCGTGGTACATGAGCATAAGCGCCACCTGAAAGACGGCAGAGTAATCACCGTGAGGAGCTACCAGCGAAAGAAATGATCGAAGAAATCATCCTGAATTACCTGCGGGAAAACGGTTTCCCCTGCTTTATGTCCGTGCCGGAGAACCCCTCCGACAATTTTTGTGTCCTGGAAAAGACCGGCTCCGGCTGCGACGAGGGCATTTACACCGCCACGCTGGCAGTGCAGTCCTACGGCGGCACAGACTATGAGGCCGCCCGGCTGAACCACCGGGTGGTGCAGGCCATGCAGGCCGCCGACACCCTGCCGGAGGTGATTTCCTGCAGGCCGGTCACCGACTACAATTTCCCGGACACCACCCGCAAACGGCCCCGCTACCAGGCCGTTTTTTCTATCACTCATTACTGACCTGTGAAAGGAGAACTACACATGGCAGACGCAACCAAAGTAACCGCCGCCAAGCCCAAAGTGGGCGGTGCCATCTGGCGTGCCCCGCTGGGCACCCCGCTGCCCACCGACGCCAAGACCGAACTGGACAAGGCTTTTAAGTGCCTGGGCTACGCCTCCGAGGACGGCGTGACCAACAGCAACTCGCCCTCCAGCGAGAACACCAACGCCTGGGGCGGCGACACCGTGCTGACCCAGCAGACCGAGAAGCCCGACACCTTCCAGTACACCCTGCTGGAGGCCCTGAACGTGGAGGTGCTCAAGTCCGTGTACGGCGACGACAACGTCACCGGCACGCTGGACACCGGCATCACGGTCAAGGCAAACTCCTCCGAGCAGAAGGACTGCAGCTGGGTCATTGAGATGGTGATGAAGAACAAGGCGGTCAAGCGCATCGTCATCCCGGATGCCGCCGTCACCGCCGTGGGCGATATCACCTACGCCAAGAGCGCCGTGGGTTACAACACCACCCTGACCGCCGTGCCGGATGCCCAGGGCAACACCCATTACGAGTACATTCTGGGCGGCACTGCTGCCGCCCAGGCCGCTGCCAAGACCAAGGAGGTGCAGGCATGATCACTGCAAAAACGAACGACGGCTTTGAAATCGAGATGGACGAGGACGCACTGGACGACGCCGAGCTGCTGGACGCCTTGGGCGGCATGCAGGACGGCAACGTCTTTGATATGAGCCACCTGACCCTGCGCCTGCTGGGCAAGGAGGGCCGGAAGAAGCTGTACAACCACCTGCGCACCCCGGACGGCCGCGTGCCGGTGGCCAAGGTGGCGGACGCTCTGGGTGAGCTGATGAACAGCTTCACAGCCGGAAAAAACTCTGCATCCTCGCCGAACTGATCGCATCGGACGAGGACGCCCTGATCTGCGATTTTGCCCAGTATTACCATGTACTGGACTGGCGCGTCCTGCCGCTGCGTCTGGCCGCCACCCTGGCCGCAGGCCTGCCGGAAACAAGCCGCAGCCTGCGCAAGGCGGCAGGCCGCGCGGTGGACTTTGAGACGGAACTGCTGGCCTATGCCGCCGACCGCCTGACCCAGGTGCTTTGGTGGCTGCACAACGACATGTCCAAGCCGCCCTCCGTGCTGGCCGACCTGCGCGGCGAGGCGGACACCAGCAACGTGCAGTGCTACGCCAGCGCAGAAGAATTTGACGCCGCCCTTGCGGCGCTGAAAGGAGGTTGACACCATGGCGGACGGAATCGAACTGGGCAAGGCGTATGTCCAGATCGTGCCCTCGGCGCAGGGCATCAAAAGCGCCCTGACCGAGATGTTTGACGAAGAGACCGAAGGCCTTGGCGAGCAGACCGGGCAGAGCATCGGTCAGGAACTCATCGGCACCCTGAAGAAAGTGATCGCGGCGGCCGGCATCGGCAAGATCATCTCGGATTCCATCAACATGGGCGGTGCCCTGCAGCAGAGCCTTGGCGGCGTGGAAACGCTGTTCAAGGACAGTGCCGACACGGTCAAGGAGTACGCCGCGCAGGCATACCGGACCGTGGGGCTTTCTGCCAACGACTACATGGAGCAGACCACCAGCTTTGCGGCCAGCCTGCTGTCCAGCGTCAGCCAGGACACCAACGCCGCCGCCCAGCTTGCCAACATGGCCATGGTGGATATGGCCGACAACGCCAACAAGATGGGCACGGATATGCAGGATATCCAGAACGCCTATCAGGGCTTTGCCAAGCAGAATTACACCATGCTGGATAACCTCAAGCTCGGCTACGGCGGCACCCAGGCCGAGATGCAGCGGCTGCTGAACGACGCCACCAAGATCTCCGGCGTGAAGTATGACCTCGGAAATCTGGCCGACATGTACAGCGCCATCCACATCATCCAGCAGGAAATGGACATCACCGGCACTACCGCAAGGGAAGCAGCCACCACCCTGACCGGCAGCTTTGCCGCCATGAAGGCGGCTGCGGAAAACGTGATGGGCAACTGGTCCACCGGCGCAGACCTCACCGAGCCGCTGCAGGCGCTGGCCGACACGGCACAGACCTTTCTTGTGGATAACCTGCTGCCCATGATCGGCAATGTACTGGCAGGCATTCCGGAAATCGTTTACAGCCTTGTGCCGGAGCTCCTGCAGACCGGCACCGAGCTGCTCAGCTCCCTGGCACAGGGCTTCACCGAGGGCATCCCGGAGTTCTTCTCCACTGCTCTGCCGCAGCTGCTGGCCTTTACGGACCAGCTGCGGGACAACGCGGCCAGCTTTGTGGACGCCGGTCTGAACCTTATCACCCAGCTGCTCAACGGTCTGATCGCCGGTCTGCCGGACCTGATCGCCTATGTGCCGGATATCATCATCAACATCTGCGGCATCATCAACGACAACATGCCCAAGATCCTCGGCGAGGGCGTGGCCATCATCGTGCAGCTGGTCGTGGGCATCGTCAAGGCGGTGCCGGATCTGCTGGCCAACTGGAAGAAGATCCTGCAGGCCGTGTTGTCGGTGATCTCGGCCATTAACTGGCTGAACATCGGCAAGAACATCCTCACCGGCGTGGCAAACGGCGTCAAGAGCATGGGCACAAGCATGCTGAACGCCTTCAAGGGCGGCTTTTCCAGTGCGCTTGCCTGGATCAAGAGCCTGCCCTCGCAGGCGGTGCAGTGGGGCAAGAACCTTATCCAGAGCTTTATCAACGGCCTCACCGGCAAAGGCGGTGCGGTTGGTGCAGGAGCCATCGCAGCCACCGCCGGTGCCACCATTGCTAAAACCGCCAGCGGGAACGACTGGTCCTCCGTCTGGGCGGACGCCAACGCCGACGTGGCCGACAGCGCCCAGTCCATGGCGGAGGCGGTCGTCCCGGCCTATACCAAGTCCGGGGACGCCGCCACCAAGGCGGCCAAAAAGACCAAGGCCGCCGCACAGGCCGCCGAGACCCTGCTGTGGTCCCTGCAGGACGCAGGCCACACCGACACCACCAACGCCCTGGGCAAGGTGACCATCCAGACCACCGAGCTCACCGAGCACCTGCGCAAGGGCAGCGAGGAGTATGACCGGCTGACCCGCACCGTGACCGAATCCGGTAAGGAAATGGTCAACGGTGTGGCCAAGAACTACAAGACCGTCACCAAGTATGTGACCGAAAACGGCAAGACCACCGCCCAGACCCAGAAGGTCTACGAGGAAATTGCCGCCACTGTAGCCAAGACCGTTACGTCTACAACGGATTCCGTCGTCAACGGCATTGCCACCAGCACCAAGACCATCACCGAGACCCTGACTGACAAAACCACGACCCAGAAGCAGGTCATCACCGAGACCTACAACGACATCGTGGACGGGGCGCTTGTCACGGTGGAGCGGGTCAAGACCATTGCCGCCGACGGTGTCCCGCAGATCAACGAGGAGATCAAGAAAGCCTCTGCCAATAGCTTTGACGGCCTTGTCAAGGGCTGGCAGGACGAGGCCGACAAGGGCGTGGTGGGCACCTTCAGCACGCTGGTGAACGCTGTGAAGAAGCAGGACTGGCAGTCTGTCGGCGAATGGGTGCTGTCCACCCTGTACAACGGCCTTGCTCCGCAGGCAAAGCAGCTCATTGACGACTTCGGCAAGAACCTGATCCAGCAGGTCAACGGCTTGCTGGGCAAGGGGGTCAGTGCCGTCTCCAACGGCCTGTGGGATATGGGCGGCGACCTTGCCAAGGGCCTGACCAGCGGTTTTGCGGACGTGATCACGCAGGCGCAGGGCCTTGGCTCCACCCTCACCGGCATCTTTCAGGGTCTGAAAGGTCCGCTCACTGCGGCTGCCGCTGCCATCAGCACCGGCCTGAAGGGCGGACTGATCTCCAGCTTCCCGGAGATTCTGGCCTCCATGGGCACCCTGATCGGTTCCATCGGCAGCGCCTTTGTGGGCATGCTGGAAGCCGTCGCGGCGGCACTGTTCCCCACCGGATTCGGTGCCCCGCAGGCCCTGCTCATGATCGCGGCAGGCGTGGCCCTGACCGCCGCCATTGCGGCCATCGTGGCCGGCGTCGGCGGCGCGTTCAAGCGCAAGACCACCCCCGGCATCTCCGGCGGCACTTCCGGCAGCAGCACGACCTCCACGGCATCCGGCTCCCTGTGGGATTACGAGAAGCGTGCTCCGCTGCCGCAGCGCACCCAGCGGCCCAACATCGAGGTCAACCAGTACATTTACAGCAAAGCGCAGACGGCTGCCGACCTGATGCGTGAGGCACAGTACGAGCAGGAAAGGGCGGTGCTGCAGGGTGTTTGATGCGATCTTCAAGGCCAGCAACGGCCTGACCTTTTCCTTTGGTTACGCGGCGGGCGTGCTGTGGAGCATCACCCCGCTGGGTGACCTGCCCGTGGATCTGGAGACCAGCCAGGGTTACCAGCAAGTGGGTGCCACCGTGGAGAGCCGGAGCATTTCCGGCGTGACCCGCACGGTCACCGGGCGCATCCTGCGCAATCAGGACTACTGCAAGCGACAATTGCGGGATGTGTTTGCCCCCTACGTCACCGGCCGTTTAACCGTGGCCGGGGCCTACTGGTGCGACGCCGAGGTGCAGCGCACCCCGGACATCAGCGTGTCCGGCCTGTGGCCCACCTTCTCGTTTCAGCTCTACTGCCCGGACCCTTACTGGCACAGCGTGAAGGAGCTCACCGTCTCGACCTTGAGCGTAACACCCACCTTCCGCCTGCCGGTGTGCTACGATGTGCACAGCTACGGCGTGCGGGAACAGGCCAACTACCTCCGCATCGCCAACACCGGGCTGGACACCCAGGACTGGCAGCTGACGTTGGAGGCCCGCGGCCCGGTGGTAAACCCCGGCGTCAAGGACCCGGAGACCGGCGAGTTCCTGCGCTTTGTCACCACCCTGCAGGACGGCGACAAGCTCCGGCTGTACCGCGAGAGCGGCCAGCTGAAACTGGAACAGATCATCGACGGCACCGGCTACAACATCATGTCCACGCTGGACGGGAGCAGCAACCTGTGGACTTTGCGCCACGGGACGCAGGCATGGCAGCGCACAGCGGATTCCGGCACGGAATGGCTGTTCCTGACCCTGACCTGCAGCACGGCGTTCTCCACCGTGGTCCTGGAGGTGGGCGGCAATGGCTGAACGGACAAGCGCCCTGACCGCAGGCGGCCACAAGAGCATCTGCGTCTACGACGGCCAGCTGAACCTGCTGGCCCGGCTGGAAAGCTGGGTGTCGCTGGTCTGGCCGGAGCGCTACAACGTGTACAGCGGGGTGCAGGGTGCGCAGCTGGAGCTGCACGCCTCCACCGACCTGCAGGCGCTGTGCCGCCCGGACCGGTACCTCTGGCTCACCGGCTCCGACCGCATCATGCGCATCTGCTCGGCGCAGACCGACCGCTCCGAACACAAGCTCGTGATCTCGGCCAGGGACGCCGCCTGCATCCTGGACGAGCGCATCAGCACCCAGACCCTGAGCGGTTTTGCGGTGGAAAGCACCCTGCGCAGCCTTGTGTCCGGTGCGGCTGCATGGCCGGGGCTGGAGCTGGGCGTGCTTGCAGATCTTGCTGACGCCTACACCGGCGAGATCAAGCCCGGCAGCCTGCTCAGCATCGCCGAACAGGTGTGTCAGGAACTGGACATCGGCTTCCGGGTGCGGTTCGACCAGCAGGCCAAAAAGCTGCTGTTTGAGCTGTACCGGCCCAAGCTGGATTCCAACGCCCGGTACGCCCCGCAGTACGGCAACCTGACCGGCCTGACCTACACTGAGAGCATCACCGACTACAAGAACATCGTGACCGTGGCGGGCGCGGACGGCACCGTCACCGTGGGTGCCACCGGCAACACCGGCTCTGCCCGGCGGGAACTGTATCTGGACGCCACCTCTAAAAAGAAGAAGGACGGCCAGAGCCAGGAGGACTATCTGGCCGCGCTGCGGGCGCTGGGAGAACAGGAACTGGCCAAGCACACCCGCATCGAGAACTTCCGCTTTACCCCGACCGGAACGGTCACGGTGGGCAAGGTGGTGGCCGCCAGCCTGCCCGGCACCGATATTCAGGCGGCGGCCCGCATCACCAGCGTGACCCTGAGTTCCCAGAAGGGCGAGAACACGGTCACCACCGAGATCGGCACACCGATCCTCAGGAGGAAACCATGAGCATTATCACTTACCCGCTGAACGGCGTGACCTACGACGCCGAGGACGTGAGCACCTATCTGTGCACCCGCACCTCCGGCGTCTACTCTAAGGACACGAACTACGCCGTCAGTGTCACCGGCGCGCGGCAGATCACCGTGGCCCCCGGCCTTGCGTGGGTCAACTACGACGACTTCAAGGGCGTCTCCGCCTGCAGCCGGGAAGCGGTCGCCCTGACCGTCCCGGACGCCGACAGCACCCTTTCCCGCATCGACCGGGTGGTGCTGCAGTTCGACACTGCCGCGAACCTGACGGCGGTCAAGCTCAAGACCGGCACCCCTGCCGCCGCCCCGGAGCCGCCCGCCATCCTGCAGAACCACAACCAGTACGAGCTGGGCCTGTGCACGGTGAGCGTGCCCGCAGGCTCCTCGGTGGTCACCGCCGCCGACATCACCGACACCCGCGCGGACGAGGACGTGTGCGGCGTCATGCGGGACGGGGTCAAGGGCATCCCCACGGCCCAGCTGCAGGCGCAGGCGCTGGCCATGCTGACCCAGCTGTCCACCGAACTGCACACCAAACTCGACGCGCTGGACGCCGCTATCGCGGCGGTGGAGAGCGGGAGCTTTTACACCAAGAGCGAGGCGGACCAAAAGTTCGGCAAGCCGTACAGCCTGCCGCCCGCTACGGCAGACCAGCTGGGCGGCGTGAAGGTGGGCGACTATCTGGACGTGGACGAGGACGGCACCCTCAGCGGCAAGACCCTCAATGATAAGATCGCTGCCGCCGTGGCGGTAAAGTCGGAGCCCCGGCTGGTGTGGAACCACCACGTGGAAACCGGAAAAAGGTGGCATTCCTACGACATCAAAATGCCAGACGGCCTTGACTATGTGCACGTTAAGTCGAGGTACAACGACAGTGGCAAAACATACGGTGAAGAAGTAGACATCGCAAAAGGCGGCACGGTCAACCACAACTTCGGCAGGGGCGATGGAATCTTTGCATCCAACACGACTTTCCGACCGGACGGGACCCTGCACTTTGAATTGGCAGGGTCGGACATAAATACCGGCGGCTACACCGTAGACATCTGGCTCTCCGGCTACCACTACCCTACGCTGGCCGAGCTGCTGACCGAGACGCAGTCCGCGCAGGCGGACTATGACGCGCTGGACGCGGAGGACAGCGCGATTGATGCACCGGACGATGTGACGCAGGAAGAGTAACGCCAAGAAAGAAAGGACGTGAGAGCATGGCGATCAAAGTATATTCCCTTGCAAAAGACGGCAGCAAAAAGCTGTCTGCAAATTTTGCGGTGAGGGAGTTCAGGTGCAAAGATGGGTCTGATCCTATCTTTATTGACTCCGAACTGGTGGAAATGCTGCAGAAGATCCGCAGCCATTTTGGCAAAGCGGTGAACATCAACTCCGCGTTCCGCACGGCAAGCCACAACGCGAAGCAGAAGAAAGCATCCAAGTATAGCCAGCACCTTTATGGAAAGGCTGCGGACATCTGGATTGCAGGCGTGCCGGTGGACACGCTGGCCGCCTACGCCGAAACGCTACTGCCTGACCGGGGCGGTATCGGTCGGTATTATAGCGATAACTTTGTGCATGTCGATGTACGCGCAGCGAAGAGCCGCTGGACCGGGTAAGGGGGTGATACCGATGGCAAGTGTTCTGATGTCGGATGCACCGTATGCATCCTGGCTTTCTGGCGTTTTAACTACACTCGAAGAACACAAAATCGACCGCATTGCGATTGCAGCGCCCTTACCGAATGGCGAGGTATTCACAGGCTACTTCCGCTTGGACACGATGGACAAGGCCCTTCTGGCGGCCAACATGCAGGCCGACGCTGTGCTGGACGCAGTGTGCCACAATGGACAGCGCATCCAGCAGGCGTGGGAAGATAGCATTGAAGATTCGGAGGATTGATACCAATGCAGCAGACTTTCTCGTACATCTCCGCGCACTGGATGGAGGGAGCCATCTGGCTGCTGGGGCTTGGCTGGGGCTACCTCGTAAAGAAAGTAACCGAGTACAAGACCATCAAGGATGGCCTGCTGGCCATCATGCATGACCGGCTGTATCAGGCGTGCATCTACTACACCCAACAGGGCTGGATCGATGCCAGCGGCCTGAAGAACCTCGAATACTTATACCAAAGTTACCACGCGCTTGGCGGCAATGGCACCGGCACCGAGCTCTATAACCGGGCCAAGGCGCTGCCCATCCGCGATTAAATGCAAGCCCGGCGCTGCCGGGAGAAAGGACCTGACTATGAACGCGCACACCTACAACGCACCCACCATCTCCGCCGGTACCATCACCCGCACTGCTGTCCTGCTGCTGGCCCTGACCAACCAGATCCTCAGCGCCTGCGGCAAGCCCGTGCTGCCCATCGAGAGCGCCACCGTAGAGCAGCTGGTCACCGCTGGCATCACCACCGTGGCCGCGCTGATCAGCTGGTGGAGCAACAACTCGTTCACCGCTGCCGCGATCCAGGCGGACAAGTATCTGGAGGACAAGAAGAGCCAGGTCAACAAGTAAGGCCGCTACACTACTTAGCCGCTCCGGCGGCAGGCCGAAAGGCCGCATAGCATGACAACAGCCCCGTGGTTCCGGTGATTCCGGTTCCACGGGGCTGTTTTTGCATTTATTGGTCGATCAGAATGCGGAGTTCCTGCACCACGTCCTGCAGCGCACGGCAAATACGCTCCACTTCCGGAGAGTTATCCATAGCACCGGCAGCCTGTATGCGCTTGATGTCCTGCTGCGCCTTGGCAAGTGCTGCACAGATTTGTGTACGTTTTTCCTCGGAAATATTCATGATAATCACCATTTTATTTTAAAGTGGGTTGCAAAGTGGGTTCGAGCAAACGAAAAGCACCCGGAAACTTACGTTTCTAGGTGCTATTTTTTGGTTGGCGCGGGTGGATTACGCGAGCCGCGCTGCTAAAAACAGCCCGCAGGGCTGTTTTTGCGCTGTCTTTGGCGACAGCGCCGCAGCTGTTCTCATCCACCCGCTGTGTCCGCCGGAAAATTGTGCAAAATAAAAAGTTCAACGCACTTTCATACGTTGAACTTTTTTGGTGGAGCGAAGCAACCTAAATCCGAACCATTGCCCTCTGGGGCATCTTTGGCGGCGATTTCATCGAAAGTGATGGTTTTTGTGCCGTCTTT